ACTCAATCACGTGAGTATGGAGACTATATTTATTACGATGAAAATTTAGAAGATGGTGAGTTTAAAATAGAAACTAAATTTGGGGATATATCAACAGTAAAATTAACAACTGATATGTATGTTGGTTATGCTTTAGATAAAGCTTACAATCCACAAATACAAGCTCCTTTGTTGTTATATGTTGACGATAAAATAACCAAGAATTTTAAAATGACTGATGGAGTTGTTACTTCTACTGTAAGTGGGTATAGACCATTCATTCAAGAAACAACAATAAATGGAACGAAATACTCAATACATTTTTCAAATGAGTTAAGCGTAAAGGATAACACTACATTATACAATAATCTTTTCTCACAATATTATGCTTCGTATTTCTTTGGGTTAACTAATCCAAAAAACAGATTAACCAACGTTACGACTACTTTTCCTTTGTCGTTACTAACTAAAATAAAGCTTTATGATAGGTTAGTTATTCGAGATAAAAGATATATTATCAACGATATTAAACAAAACCTAACTACGAGTGAAGTTGAGTTAAATCTATTACACGATTTTAGACAACTTATCAATGCAACGTTACCAAATGCTTTACAGAGTGGTGGGCAAATGTCTTTTATTATGACTGCGCCTGATAGAGGTAGCGCACAGATGAACTTTGAAATATCATTGGATACAGAGGACGGAATCGGATACGAAACAGAAAATGATTTATTGCTATTAACTGAATATTCTCAAACAGTAAGCGGAGGAAGTCAGTTGGTTACTATCACATATCCACCTATCCAAGAAACGACATATTTAATTGATAGTTCAGGAAATGAATTAATCACAGATAACGATTTAAACATAGTTTCAAATGAAGTCACAGGAAACTATTTTACAATTGATTTTACGCTATTCTATGAAGATGGAAGCGAATATACACAACCTTATAACGTATTTTACGAATGATACTAAACATTTTACAATTATTAAAAGTTTCTGATTTCTACGGACAATCGGAACTTATAGACATTGCCAAGGGGCGCAATGAGTTAGACTATTCTATACGCAAAACGTACAAAAGAGAAAAAAGAAAGTTATTAAGTAAAGCTTATAAGAATGGCAACTAAGAAAGTTATAGAGATTGAGGTTAAGGATAATTTAGATAAGACATCCAAGGGAATAAACGACTTAAACAAAGAAGTAAAAGATTTAACCAATAGTGCTGATAGATTAGATAAAGAGTTTGAAGATGTATCTAAAACTTTTGATGAAGTATACGGAGATTTAAAGCCACTTACAGCACGTTTAGGAGAGGCAGAAGATAGGCTTTATGAATTAGCATTAGCAGGAAAACAAAATACTGCTGAATACAAAGAGCTATTAAAAGCAACTGCAAATTTTAGACAAGTTCAGATTCAAACTGATATGGTTGTTGATTCTGCTGCTCAAACAATGTCGCAAAAATTAGGAGGAGCTTTACAAGGTGCTGCGAGTGGTTTCTCATTAGTTCAAGGCGCAATGGGATTAGTTGGTGTTGAAAGTGGAGAGATTGAAAAAGCATTATTAAAAGTTAATAGTGCTATGGCTTTGGCTCAAGGTGTTGAGGGTGTACGAATGGCAATACCTGTATTCCAAGGTTTAGCCACAACAGTAAAAACACAATTAGTTACAGCATTTACAACTTTAAGAGGTGCAATAATAGCTACTGGTATTGGTGCTTTAGTTGTTGCAGTTGGTTTTTTACTTCCTAAAATAATGGAATGGGTTAGTTCATCCAATACTTTGGAAAAACAACAAAACAAATTAAACAAAACATTAGAAGATCAAAACAGAATATTAGACAATAATGCAAGGGAATTATCGAGAGCGCAAAAAAGACAACTTGATTTAGCTAAGGCTTCAGGTGCAACAGACCAAGAATTGTTGAATTTAAGAAAAAAACAACAAAAAGAAACCGAAAAAATATATGATAAAGACGTTCAAAATTTAGATAATGCAATTAAAAAAAGACGTAACCTTTATATTAGTGCTTTTGTAGATGAAGATTTTGAAAGAGCTAAGGCTATTAATAAAGAAATTAAAGATTTAACACAACAAAGAGTTGAAAAATTACGTCAAAAAAGATATGAAAGAGAAGATTTAAAAGATGCTCAAGACCAATTGTTAGCGCAACAAAAACAAGATGCTAAAAACCAATTACAACAAGATAAAAGTTATGTAAAAGAAAAAAAAGAAATTAATAATCAAGCATTAAAAGACCGTCAGGAATTATTAAAATTAGAAGAAGAGGCAAGGGATAAAGCTAACGAATATAGAATAAAACAAGAAAATGATTTAACGGAAAGATTAGCACAAATAACTCAATCAAATTTTGATGCTACTTTATCAAGTAAAGAATTAGAAATAAGAGATATAAATGATAAATATTTTGAACTTGAAACATTAGCTGTTAATAATGCTGTTGCACTTGCTGAAATTGAAACCGCTAAAAATAGAGAATTAGCTATAATAAACGATAAGTATAGAGCAGAGCAAGAAAAAAAAGATTCTGAGTTAGATAAAATAAATGATGATTTATTAAAACAACAAAAACAAAAAAAAATACAACAGCAACTTGATATACTTCAAATTGCATCAAGCACATTTAACGGATTAAGTGCATTGTCTGAAGCCTTTGCAGGTAAAACAGAAGAAGAACAAAAGAAAGCTTTTGAAGTTAAAAAAGCCTTCGATATAGCACAAGCGGTATTAGATGGATATAAGGCAGTATTGTCAGCTTATGCACATGGTAACTCAATAGGTGGTCCTATATTAGGGGGTATTGAAGCTGGTGTAGCTGGTGCTTTTGCTATTGCACAGATTCGTAAAATTGAACAATCTACATTTACCCCAAGTACACCAAGCGTTGGAGGTGGTGTAACAGGAGGACAGCAACAACAAGAAAGAATACAAGCCCCTACATTCAACGTAATTGGAGAAGCTAACCAAACACAACAAGTAAGTGATAAGCCTGTTAAAGCTTATGTAGTAAGTGGAGAGGTTACAACACAACAATCATTAGATAGAAATAGATTACGCAACGCAACGCTTTAAAATAGTTATTAGGTTATGAAAGAAGTAGAGCTAAAAATATCGGATGAATCGGTTGATGGAGTTTTCGCAATTTCATTGGTTGACCGTCCTGCAATAGAGGAGGAGTTTATTTTGTTATCAAAAATAGATGTTCAATTCAAAGTTATTGACGAGTTAAAACGTGAGGTTGTAGGTTTGGTTTTAGTGCCTAACAAAAGAATACTTCGCATGATGAATGGGGAGAAATTTAATATTTATTTTTCAGAAGAAACCATCGCACAAACTCAGTTATTATGGATGAAAAACAACTACTCGAAAAGTGCGACTTTAGACCATGAAATAAAAACGGATGGAGTTACATTCTTTGAAAGTTGGATTGTTGAAGACGAGAAACAAGATAAGTCTAATTTATACAACCTAAACGCTAAAAAAGGTAGTTGGGTGATAAAGGCAAAGATTGAAAACGATGAGGTTTTAAAAGGTATTAAAGATGGTACTTATAATGGATTTTCAATAGAGGGTAAGTTTGATGGATTAAACCAATTGTCAAAAGTTGACGAGGAGTTAGAATTAATTAAGGATTTTTTAAAAAGTATATAAAATGGAAAAGAAAGTAAAAGCTCCTGCAAGTAGAAAAGGAGGAAAACAAGCGTGTCTTTGTGAAGATGGTACATACAAAAAAGAATGTTGTAACGGTAGCACAATAGCACAAGGAATTTATCAAATATCAGAGCTTACAAATGCTGAGATAATTCACACAATTATACCAAGAACTTTTGTAAACGGCAACGAAATTTAAACCAATAGTTAATTAGTTATGAAGACAGAAATTTTACAAGCAATAAACACGCTAAAAACTTACTTAGGAATGGAGGTTAAGTTAGAGCAAATGAAGTTAGTTGATGGTGCAACTTTAGAAGCTGATAAATTCGAGGCTGGTTATTCCGTATCGGTCTTAAGTTCAGAGGGTGAAATGGTTCCTTTGCCAGTTGGTGAGTATGAATTAGAAAGCGGAATGGTATTAGTAGTTACAGAAGAGGGTGTAATTGCTGAGGTTAAAGAAAAAGAAGCAGAGCAAGAAGTTGAAGTAGAAGTTGAAGCATCAACAGAAACTAAACAAGTAGAAGCACAACCGAAAAAAGTTGTTGAATCTAAAGAATATCATTTTTCTTCTGATGAGATTAAAGCTTTAATTGATGAGGTTGAGAATTTGAAAAAAGAAATTATTGATTTGAAATCTGAAAAGTACGTTGAAGAACAACCTACGGACACTGTTGAATTTTCAAAACATGAAGAGGTTAAACCAATTTCTTACAATCCTGAAAATACAACTCCTGTTGATTGGACTGATTTGACTCCTAAAGCTCCTATGAGTGGATTAGATAAAATTTTAGAAAGAATATATAACAAATAAACAAAAAAGATATGGCTACAAGTTTATCATTAACGACAAGTTACGCAGGTGAATCATCTGCAAAATGGGTATCTGCTGCATTATTAAGCGGAAATACCTTAGCGAATGGAGGTATGACAATTCTACCAAACATTCCATACAAAACAATTTTGCATAAATTAGGAACTGATGGGCTTCTTAAGAATGCAACGTGTGATTTTGACCCTACGTCAACTGTAACAATCACTGAACGTTCTTTAACATTGGAGCAATTCCAAGTGAATGTTAATTTGTGTAAATCAAACTTCATTACATCATGGCAATCTGCTGAAATGGGATTCAGTGCTAATAAAGTGCTTCCTAAATCTTTCCAAGATTACTTTTTAGCTTATATGGCTGACAAAGTATCTGCTGATGTTGAAACGTCTATTTGGAGAGGTGCTAACGCAACAGCAGGTCAAGTTGATGGTATTGCGACTTTAATTGCTGCGGATGCTGCTTTGCCAACTGCACAAGAAGTAGCGGGTACAACTGTAACTGCTTCAAATGTTATTACTGAGTTAGGTAAAATTCTTGATGCAATTCCTGCTGCTTTGTATGGTAGAGAAGATTTAAGAATTTACGTACCACAAAACATTTTTCGTGCCTATGTTCGCGCGCTCGGAGGCTTTGGGGCGTCTGGCGTAGGAGGTTCAGGAACAGATGCAAAAGGTACACAGTGGTATTCTATGATGAATGATTTATACTTTGATGGTGTAAAATTATTCGTTGCAAATGGATTGGCTGCAAACACTGCTATCGCTACAACTATTGACAACCTTTACTTCGGTGCTGGTTTAATGTCTGACTTGAACGAAATTAAAGTAATTGATACTTCTGAGATTTTAGGAGACCAAAACGTGAGATTCGTAATGAGAGCAGGTATGGCTGTTAACTATGTAAACGCTGAAGAGATTGTTACTTACGGAATTACAAACTCCGCAAATTAATATTAACTAATTGTAATTAGGGTGGTGCAAAAAACACCGCCCTTTTTTTTTGAACTTTAAAAATATAAAAATATGAGCTGTGAAATTTTAATCGGACGAGCTGAAACGTGTAAAGATTCAGTAGGTGGTCTTAAGAATGTTTACTTTATTAATACTGTACCTGTTGCAACGTTTGATACTACGCCAGTAGAAGCTACTGACGTTATATTAAGTGCTACGGGGGTAACTCAATTGTTTAAATTTGAACTTAAAGCAAACGAAAATACATACGTTGAAACTATCGTATCTGATAGAAATAACGGAACAACTGTATTCCAACAAGCTTTAAATTTAAAATTAAAGAAACAAGACGCAACTACTCACAAATATCTTAAATTATTAGCTTATGGTTTAGTGAGAGTTGTAGTTGAAAACAATTCAGGACAGTACTTTTTAGCAGGTTTAGACAGGGGAATGGACGTTACGGGAGGAACAATAACGTCGGGCGGAGCCTTACAGGACCATAACGGATACACCTTAACTCTAAGCGGTGAAGAGAGAATGCCGGCACCTTTCTTAAATTGTACTACTGAGGCTTCTTTAGCTACTTTGTTTGCTTCTGCTACTGTTATTAGTGATAATTCCTTAGTTGATTAGTCATGAGTTGCGAGCTTCTTATAGGCCGACAAGAAACGTGTAAGGATAGCCTTGGTGGGTTGAGAAATGTATATTTTTTCAATCAAGAGCCTGTTGTTACTTATTACTTAGACGATAGCCCACCACCTCCCGGAAATACTACTGCAATTGGATTACAAGATGTTATTAAATATGTAAGTGGTGTTGGTGCTTTGTATAAATTTGAGCTTAAAGCAAATGAAAATACATACATTGAAAATGTATTAAGCGACCGAAGTAATGGAACAACTGTGTTTCAACAATCATTAAATATTAAGCTTAAAAAACAAGACGCTACAACGCATAAATATTTAAAACTTTTAGCTTACGGGAAAGTAAGAGTAGTTGTAGAAAATAATAACAATCAGTTTTTTTTAATGGGTTTAAAATTTGGTGCTGAAGTTACGGGAGGAACAATTACATCGGGAGGAGCCTTACAGGACCACAATGGTTATACTTTGACACTTACAAGTGAGGAGTTGAAGCCTGCACCTTTCTTAAATTGCTCAAGTGAAAATTTATTGATTGAAACTGCTGACGGAAGTGGAATAGGTGTTTTTGATTTTGGAACGCAAATTATCACTGACAATTCTTTAGTAGATTAATTAAAATTAGTACAATTGAACCCTACCT